CCATCAACGCTTGTTTGATCAAAGTAAAGATCTGTGGACTAATAATGAAGCGACGAATTGGGTTCTCTGGAACACTTTGTTCTTCCATTGGGCTGTTAACAACAAAGCCTTGGAAAACATAACTGCGTTTTTTCCAATACTTACGACCCAGTGTTTCCATGTTTGGATCTTTGAACCACGGACGAATTGTTGCGTGTACTGGACATGTTTCGCCCCACATTTCAACACAAGGAACTTGAACGATTACTTTTTTGTTTTCGTCTTGTCCTTTTACTCCAGGAAACTCAATACGAATCATTTGACGCTCACGCCAGAAGAATGTATTTGTATCATCTCCGTCTGGAAGAAAACGCATTGATGCGGATGTGCCTTCGGGGATGTTCCAGTGTGCGTAAATTGCGTTATCACCGGTGCTGGTGTTAGATGAACCAGACTTTTGTGCCTGCTCGGCTAAGCGAGCGCGGATTTCTGCTAATGTTGCCATGATGTATATTCCTTTATATATTAGCCATTGTTAGTGTTAGACCCTATTGGGTCAAACAACACATGCTTGAATTGTCTTGCATGTGTTGTATTATACTTACCTTTGCTGTATAAAAGCAATAGCCAAATTAGACTAATTTTGCCAATTTGGCAAAATTGATTGCCAAAGAAAAAGCCCACTAAGTAGGCTTTTTGTGTTGGGTATAGGCCAGTCAATTCAACAATACATCTAGCTTTTTATCAAATTCGGTTAAGGCCTCGCTTACCATTGATTGGTCGGTGATTGGTCTAGTAGGAACCTCATACTCTACAATGCCGCTTAGATCTCCTGTGCGAGCCACACGTTCCATCATGCGTCTTAGCATGACAACTTCATCATGCCCTCGTTCGCGGATCTCATCAACTTGTTGTTTGCCCTGTAGTTTTTTACTCCAACGCAGCAGTTCCATAATCTCTTTGCGACGGCGACTCATTTCTAGAATCTTTTCACCAATATTATCCCATGGCTTACCACCTGATTCAACATGTAATCCCATGACTCTAGCACCCAATAAATGATTGTAGGGAAAACGGAAACGCTCTCCATCTTTTTCAATAAACAATGCTTTGATATTACGACTACGTGCGCCAGGTTTTTCTTCAGTTACTGATTTGGTGTGCGCCAATCTAATTTTTGTACTGCCCAGTGGATGATAGCTAATTTTTAAACTATTACGACTTTCGTGAACACCTGTTCGGTGCGTTACTTGCTTTGGAGTAATATCACCATCATAGCTGCGTACTGTGGTACCGTACAAATAGCGTTTGGCAATAGACTTAATTCTAGGAACAAAGTCGCTCTGCAACCAATCATTATCTGTTTTAATAGGATCGTACCAGATTTCAACATCTGTTTTTTCGTGATTAACCAGTACCATAACACCAAATTTTGGCAAGTATTGATAGACAGCGTTTGCTTGGTCTAATGTTCCTTTGCCGTCATCGTCTTTAAAACTGGCATCGTGACTGATACCAGCAATAGTAGCGGCAATTTCTCGTGATAAATCTTCTTTAGTTGACATAGCTATATTTAGTTATAAGAAGCCAATTGGCATTGGCTTTAATACTTCTTCGGTGCCAGCATTTATTAACCTATCATACGTTTTAGGATCCCATGTCATAACAACTTCTACCATACGCAATACCAGGATAGTTGCCATTACTAGGTCATCTGTTTCGCCATCTTTAGCGGCAAAACTTGCGCCACGAGCAATAAAATTCTTCAACTCTCGCAGTAAGTTATGACTATAAATTGACATTTTATCGCTTTCTACGTAATTTTTCAAACGCATACATGCTGTAATTTTAGTCTTGTGGCTTGTATTAAAACCTCTGCGTCCACGACTTTGTCCTGCCCTTCTTATTTCTTGTACAAATGTACCAGGAATATTTTGTTCGCCATACTCTCTAATACTAATAAGAGCAGCTTCGCCAATTGTGTTGTTTTCAACTGACCAATATAGCTCTGCTGAATTATTTGTTTCTTCTTTGAGCCATTTTAATATAGCTACCAGCGTTCTAAGCTGCCCTTGTATGTCAGTTTTGTTATGTTGCCATTCAGCAATTTGTTCTAGCTCTGGCAGCTTAAATACTTGTATTGCCGCAGGATCGCCACCTGTACCAAGGCTTGGATCCCAACCAATAACATACGCACCTTGCGGTTGTGGATATTTGAAAATTCTCACTTGTCCAAGCTTGCCACTTGGATCGCGACTTTCCATGGTAACCAACTTCATTGAGTTGACCAGTGTTTCATCTGCAATAATAAATTCACATTCGTGTTCACGCAAGAATCGTTCTACACCAATTTTAATACGTTCAGTGTTTGCCCATACATCATCTCTATCTGGATGTTTGCTCCAAATAAACTTAATACTGGCAAATCCGTTGCGACCTAAACCGTCGGCTTTGTCATTTCCAAACTCATCAGTTTTCTTGGTAGCATCTTTCCAGATGCGAGCAAATTGATCATCGTCTTGGTTAGGCGTTGAAGTAATAATACACTTACCACCAGTTGATAGTGTAGGTGAAATAGAAGTCCAAAACTCGCTGGCAATACGTGGTTTAACGAATGCAAACTCGTCTAAGTAAATCAATGACAGTGACATACCACGAGCAGTTGTTTCTGTTGTAGTAGTTGATACAATGCGACTACCATTGTCAAAATCAATGCTGCCTTTATTATAGCTGGTAGCACCTGCTTTTAAGAAAGTTGGAAGTGTTTCGTATGTGTAACGAACACGTTGCATAATTTCCTGTGCACCGGCAAATTTATGGGCTGCAATAAGAATTGTTTGATCTGCCATGAACATTGCTCGCCATATTAAATATGCTGCCGCACAGGCTGTCTTGCCCATCTGTCGTCCAAGCATGTTAATGCTATAACGATTTTCATGGTAGCAATGTATTAATTCTTTTTGATAATCAAAAAGTTTAAAAGGAACTTTACCTCTTGTTGGATGCTGGACCCAACAATATGTATCAATGAAATATACTGGATCTGTCGCGCACAAGGCAAGTTCACGGACATTATCGTCCGTGAACTTTTCTACTTGAAACGGTGCCTTGACAAAATTATTTTCAAGAGCCATTACGGCCTCCGTAAATTATTTCTTATTTGCAATTGCTTCAGAAACAAATTTGCGGTACTCGCCCATGGCATTCTTAAATGCTTCTTCAACTTCAATTGCGCTGTCATTTGCAGTGTTTGACATGCCCATTGGGTTTTCGCCTTGACCATTTGCACGGTTTTGACCGAATTGACTATTGCCACCACCTTGACCAACATTACTTGGTAATTTGCTAGTTACAGTACCTTTTTCGTCTGCTTTACCCTGTGGACTGTTTGCCCATTCATTCAAACCAGCCAATTCTAAAATACGACTGTATTCTTGTTGACCTTCGTATACACCTTGACCGTATACATTGTTTGATGCAGGAGCTTCCTCAGTGGCTTCTTCAACTTTTTCTTCGTCATCTGCTTCGTTGGTGTCTTCTACTTTGTCTTCTGACTTGCCATTTTTCTTATCAATCATTGCTTTGAATGCGGCTTTTTGTGCTGCACTTTGGGCTTCGTTAGTAACACCGGCCAATTCTAGGATACGAGTAGACTCATGTAAACTGTCAAATGCCAGTTCGTTTGCAAGTTCGCCATGCTGATCATTGAGTTCATCCATTTCATCATCACTTAGGTCTGTGCCATCAACAAATGAAGCTTGACTAATATATGCATCACTGAAATCTGGATAGTCTCTGGAATCCACACCGTCAACTTGAAGACTGGCTCTGTCAACTTCTTTGCCAGAAATCATAATGCCTGACGCTTCGTTAACATAACCAGATTCTTTAACTTCTTCTTCTTCTTCTTTTTCAGGAACTGCGCCTGCTGGAACTGGTGTGTCATCTTCATGATCTTCTTCTGACCCACCGTAGTTGCCGGGGCCTGCTTTGTGAACTTGTCCTGTTGCAGTTTGTGTAACTGTTCCGCCTTTAGAAGTTCTCGAAACATCACCTGCCGCTTCATCCACATCGTACTCTTTGCCATCAACTTCAAATTTATCTTTGTGCTCTGATTTGGCCTTGGCCAATGCGCCTGAAAACTCATTGCCTTCTTCAACTTCTGGTTCTTCACCGGAATGTCCGCTGTTGTCGCCATCACCAAATTCACCGCTGTTGTCGCCATCACCGCTGTTGCCCATGCTTTGTGCGCCAACAAATACAACCGGTTCTTCTTCTGAAGATGGTGCTGTTTGCATGCCTGGCATTTCTGCCGGAACTGCTGGTGTTGGTTCTGCTCCAACACTAATACCTGCTAGTCGCAAAATACTTCCAATTTCTTCTGCACTATCTGTAGTAACGCTGATATTTTTTCCTGGCATGGAAATCGTTACTGACATCTGTTCGCCTTGTCCTGGTGTCATTCCCTGACCCTCCATGTCATCCCAACATTCTTCGATGCCTTCTTTGGCAACACGAATGCCTTCGTTTAATTTTTTAACTTGTTTCATTTTTTAAGTCCCTTAGCCAATGGCATTGGATTGTTAACTGTATTTAATGGACTTTTCTTTCCATCAGCTGGGCCTTCCCATGTTGGGTCACTTTTTTTAGCATTGGACTTGGCATCTGTTTTTGTGATACCTGTCTTTATGTCTGTGCGGGCCTTGTCTAATTCTTTTAACA